GTTACAGCGTGTTGAAGTAGACGGCAAGCGTCGATATGCAGCCCCTGGTGGACCACCTGTAGCTAGTGTAACAACTATTCTTAGCGGTACTAAGGATATGACACACTTACATGAATGGCGCAGGCGCGTAGGAGAAAAGAAAGCACAAGAGATTGTAACTGAAGCTGCTGGCGTAGGTACACGTATGCACAAGTATCTTGAAGACTATGTTGACAATGGTGTGTGGACAGAGAGTCCAGGCAGCAATCCTTATTCTAAAAAAGCATATCGCATGGCAGAAGTTATCCGTGACGAAGCAATGTGTCACGTAGATGAGATATGGGGGAGCGAAGTACCGCTTTATGTTCCTGGCATTTTTGCAGGTACAACTGACCTAGTAGGACAGTACAAAGGCCAGCCCTGTATTATGGATTTTAAGCAAACTAACAAGCCTAAGAAGCCTGAGTGGGTAGAAGATTACTATCTGCAAATGACTGCCTACGCATTAGGACACAACGAAGTACACGGCACTGATATACGTGAAGGACACATCTTTATGTGCAGCCGCGGTGACGATGGTGTGATACTAGGTGGTGAGACATATCAGCAGTTTGACCTATGGCCAGATGAGTTTGATGATTGGGCACAAGAATGGTGGAAACGCTGTGAGCAATACTATGAGAAGAACGGCTAAATATTACTAACAGTATATCAGGAGTTAAATATGGCCGTAGTTTCCATTAGTCGAATACAAGTTCGCAGAGGACAAAAAAACGCAGGTAGCGGATTACCACAGCTAGCCAGCGGAGAGTTTGGTTGGGCAGTTGATTCGCAAGAACTTTACATAGGTAACGGAGCAGTTAGTGAAGGCTCGCCATTTGTAGGCAACACTAAAATGTTAAGCCAACATGATAACCTATTTGAGTTTGCTAACACTTATTCTTATAAGAAGAGCTTAAACATACAAACAGGAGCTTCAGCAAACTCTCCTATACTACGCACGTTACAAGCTAGACTAGATGATAGAGTAAGCATACGTTCTTTTGGAGCAAACGGAGACGGCACTGATCAAACAGTAGCACTACAACGTGCAGTCGATCAGCTATATTTAAATGCTAGTAATAAAGGAACAACTCAAGCAAGAGTTGAACTTATTTTAGAAGCTGGCGAATATACCATTACTGCTCCTATTAATCTGCCACCATTTGCAACAATACGCGGCGCAGGACCAGATAAAACTATTATTATATCAGCTGGCACCTTTGCATCATTTACAACAGTAAATGATACAAGCACTCCTGGTACATACTCTAGTGATGCAACAAGCACAACATTAAACCAAGCAAGAAATATTAGCATATCTGGATTAACTATTAGAAACACTACCACTGGTGCAGGAATACAATTAGTTAGTTGTAAAGATAGTAGGTTTGAAAACTTAATAATTCAAGGAGGCTATACCTTCGGCGACTCAATCTCCGGCACAAGTGACGGCATTCATATGTCTAGTTTAAGTACAGCAGTTAGTTCAAACAATAATACCTTTAACAATGTTACTATTAAGAATTTTGTTACAGCAGTTAAGTCAGACCATGATATAAAAGATAATTTATGGAGTAACTGTATAATTGATTATGTATGGCAAGGTTTTGCATTCGGAGCGAATACAGTACTAGGTACTAGCGGAATGCTTACAGGCCCAGTTCTTAATAAAATAGATAATTCAAAGTTTAATGATGTCTACACTATGGCTATTCAGATTGTTACTGGAATTCAGAATATTAGCAGTAATAATAAATTTTACCGAGTAGGTAATAACGGAGGCAGCTCATTATTAGTATCGCATCCTGTTATCAAATTTGATGGCTTAAAGAATTTAAGTAGAGGTGATTGGTTCGAACGAAGCACAGAACTAGGATATGATGAAACATACAAGAACGGTGTTGCTTATCTTCCCGAAGTAATGAGTCCTACAATTACAGAGTTTGATATTACTCACAAGATTGCTATTACACAGTCAGGTGAATATACTAAACTATTTAGACTACCAGCAGAAACTACTAAGGGTTACGAAATAGATTATATCTATAAAAGCTCACTAGCTGGAACTAGATCAGGAACAATGAAACTAGTAGTTGATCCAGCAGGCAATACATTTAACTTTGCTGATGATTACGAGTACACAGGTAATGAAGCAGTGTATGCAGAGAACTTAAAATTCAAAGCACAAAATTATGATGAAAATGGCGATACAGTGGTTGACACAATAGCCATTATGATGTTAAACTCAACTAGTAGCGATGCTGCTACCTTATATTATAAAGTAAAAACGAAATCATAAACAAAATGATAAACTGATGTTTGAAAAACAATATGAAGAACGTATGACTCTTTGGAGAGAGTTTCGTTCTAGTTTAGAAGGTTCTCCAGATCCAATTCAAGAAGCAATTGATTTCTATAGTCACGCGCCCCCTTGTAGATTAGCAACTGACCCGTTTGATCGTCAAACGTGGCCAAACCCGTGGGAACTTTTAGAGGAAAATAATTATTGTGCCTTTGTTAAGATTCTTGCAATTTGTTACACCTTGCAGTTAACAGAAGTTTTAAAACATGAAAAATATGAGATACATATAACACGAGACTACAAAAACTGTGAAACATATTACTTACTTTATGTTGGCAATATTGTAGTTGGATTCACTGGAGATACATATGTTCAAAGAGATGAATTACCTACTACTTTACGCTCTGAATGTGTCTATGCTCTATCTTAGTAATAATAAATACCTTACATAATAAAGAGGAAAACGAATGTCAAATGGAACAATGATCGTCAAGCGTGACGGTACAAAAGAACATCTTAATATTGATAAAATACATAAAGTAGTTGAACACGCTTGTTTAGATCTTGCAGGGGTTAGTAGTAGTCAAATTGAAATGAATGCTAATATCCAGTTTTATGACGGAATGAGTACAGGCGAAATACAAGAAGTTCTAGTACGTAGTGCTAACGATCTAATCTCGTTAGAATCCCCAAATTATCAGTATGCAGCAGCTAGATTGTTAAGTTATAGTGTAAACAAACAAGTATTTGGAGAGTATAATGCAATTACTTTCCAAGAGAATATTAAACGTAACATTGACCGCAATGTATACGATGCTGCTATCTTAGAGTATTATACAGAAGAAGAACTTACTACGCTTGATAGTTACATTAAACATAAGCGAGATGAGAACTTTACCTATGCAGGGTTGCGTCAAGTAGTTGACAAATACTTGTGTCAGGATCGTTCAACAGGACAGATATTTGAGAGTCCTCAGTTCATGTACATGATGATAGCAGCAACGCTATTCAATAGTTACCCCGCAGAAACACGTATGTATTACGTAAGGAGATATTATGATGCGACCTCACTTTTTAAAGTCAATATCCCAACACCAGTTATGGCAGGGGTCCGAACTCCTGTTAGGCAGTTTGCGAGTTGTGTTCTTGTTGATGCTGCTGATACTCTTGATAGTATCTTTGCCAGTGATATGGCTATTGGTCGCTATACGGCCCAGCGAGCAGGAATTGGTATCAATGCGGGAAGAATCAGAGGAGTTAATTCAAAAATTAGGGGCGGTGAAGTAGCACACACAGGCATTGTTCCGTTTATGAAGAAGTTCGAAGCAACAGTACGTTGTTGTACACAAAATGGTGTGCGCGGCGGAAGTGCAACTACACATTTTCCTTTTTGGCATCAAGAAATACAAGACATTTTAGTACTAAAGAATAACAAAGGTACTGAAGACAATCGTGTACGTAAGCTAGACTACAGCATACAGTTAAACAAAACTATGTATGAACGATTGTTATCTGGCGGCGATATAACTTTGTTCTCGCCACATGATGTGCCAGGATTATACGAAGCATACTTTGGCGATTCAGATGAGTTTCGACTATTATACGAAAAGTACGAACGTGCTACAAGCATAAAGAAAAGTACTGTACCAGCAATGGAGTTGTTTTCTGCGTTGATTAAAGAACGAGCAGAGACAGGACGCATTTATATTATGAATGTTGATCACGCAAACACTCATAGCTCGTTTAAAGACAAAGTGTACATGAGTAACTTATGCCAAGAGATTACATTACCAACTAAGCCACTTAATCATATTGATGACGAAGAAGGTGAGATTGCACTATGTATTTTGTCTGCTATCAATGTAGGCACATTACGTTCGCTAGACGACTTAGAAGACTTATGTGAATTAGCAGTAAGGGCATTAGAAGAGATTATTGATTACCAAAACTATCCAATAGCAGCAGCAGAGAAGTCAACTAAAGCTAGGCGCAGCTTGGGTGTAGGATATATTGGGTTAGCACATTATCTAGCTAGAAATCATGTTAAGTTTGAAGATCAAGCAGCATGGCAGTTAGTACATGACTTATCAGAAGCATTCCAGTTCTTCTTACTTAAAGCAAGTAACAAACTTGCAAAAGAGCGTGGTGCTTGTGATTACTTTAACCGCACTAAATACAGTGATGGCATACTTCCTATAGACACTTATAAGAAAGATGTTGATACTATTGTGGAGCACAAGTTAAATTATGATTGGGATACTCTTCGCGCAGACATACTCGAGCACGGATTACGGCACAGCACATTGTCCGCACAGATGCCTTCAGAAAGCAGTTCCGTTGTGTCGAACGCAACAAATGGAATCGAGCCACCTAGAGGATACTTGTCCGTTAAAAAGTCAAAGAAAGGGCCTCTTAAACAGATTGTTCCGCAGTATCAAACGCTAAAGAACCATTACACATTGTTATGGGACATGCCTAACAACACTGGATACATTAATGTAGTTGCAGTAATGCAAAAGTTCTTTGATCAAGGTATCAGTGGCAACTGGAGTTACAATCCTACACAGTTTCCAGACAATGAAGTACCAATGAGTGTAATGATGCAGGACTTATTAACAACATATAAGATGGGTTGGAAGACAAGTTACTATCAGAACACATATGATTACAAAGTAGATCCTAACGAACTACCGGACGACTTACCATTAGCAGCACTTGCACCAAGCGCAATGGATATGTTGGACGAAGAAGATTGCGAAGCTTGTAACATTTAAGGAAGAAAATATAAAAATAAGTGGTTGACTTTTAGAGTCAACTGCGCTATACTAAACAAGTAACAGACACACAGGGAAAGACCTATAATGGCCAAATCAGTATTCAATAAAGAAAAAGTAGACTTCACAAAACAGGATATGTTTTTTGGAGAAGATCAGAACACACAACGATATGACGTATTTAAATTTCCTGTGTTTGACAAGCTTAACCAAACTATGCTTGGTTACTTCTGGCGTCCAGAAGAAGTAAGTCTGCAGAAGGACCGCGCTGACTTTGCTAACTTCCGCCCAGAGCAGAAGCACATCTTTACAAGTAATTTAAAATACCAAACACTACTTGACAGTGTCCAAGGACGTGGTCCATGCCTAGCATTTTTGCCGCATGTATCATTGCCTGAACTAGAAGGATGTATTGTCACTTGGGACTTCTTTGAAACAATTCACTCACGTAGCTACACGCATATTATGAAGAACGTGTATGCTGACCCTTCAGAAGTGTTTGATACTATTTTAGATGACGAGAAGATCATTGCACGAGCACAGAGTGTTACTAAGCACTACGATGCCTTTACAGCAGCCGCAGACGCTTACAATCACAGAGGCGAAGGTAGCTTACATGATGTTAAGAAGAAACTATTCCTTGCAATGATGACAGTTAATATCCTTGAAGGCTTGCGTTTTTATGTAAGTTTTGCTTGCACGTTTGGCTTTGGAGAACTAAAGCTTATGGAAGGCTCAGCAAAGATTATCAGTCTTATTGCTCGCGATGAAGCACAGCATCTAGCACTTAGTACACACGTATTAAAGTTGTGGGCACAAGGTAAAGACGATCCGGAGATGGCAGAAGTTGCTAAAGAGTGCGAAGCTGAAGTTTACGATCTATGGCGCGAGTGTGTAGCAGAAGAAAAAGATTGGGCTGAGTACTTGTTTAAAGATGGATCAATGATTGGTTTGAATACACAGTTGTTGAATCAGTACGTAGAGTACATTGCTAATCGCAGACTAAAAGCATTAAACTACACTGCAATCTTTGACCAGCCAGTTAACACAAATCCGCTACCGTGGACACAGCATTGGTTGTCAAGTTCAGGTTTGCAGGTTGCACCGCAGGAAACAGAAAACGAATCGTACATTGTCGGCGGCATCAAACAAGATGTAACTACAGACTCCATCAAAGGATTTAGTTTATGATAGAAATCTACGGCAAGCCTCAGTGTCCATTTTGCGATAGGGCAAAGGCTTTGTGCGAAGCGAGGAAGTTGCCATACAAGTACTTTCAACTTGGCACAGACTTTACCCGTGACGAGGTACTTGAAAAGTTTCCAGGAGCACGTACCTTCCCACAAATTACAGTACACGGAACAAAGATTGGTGGCTACGATAAACTAGGCACATACTTAGAAGAAACTAACTATAACGGAACAGGATACTCACTATAATGTTGATTGAATCATCATACAAAGACGGAGACGTAGTGTCTCTAAAATTAAGTTCAGGCGAAGAAATTGTTGCCCGGCTAGATAGCGAAACTCCAAAAGAGTACACACTAAAAAAGCCTATGGTATTAATCATGCAAAAAGAAGGCTTAGGTCTAGCACCATACATGTATAGTGTTAAGCCTACTTCAAAATTTAATATCCTAGTGAACAGTGTGAGCTGTATTGCTAAAACAGAAACTGATATTGCAGACCAATACACAGCGACTACTAGTGGTATCCAATTACAGCCTTAATACTAGGATAAATATAGTAGTATAATACGAGGAACGTAAATGTCATTAGCAGGCGCAAATAAATATCTAGAATCTGCCAGCGCAGGTAAAACTACAGTCAACCATACAGATAGTGATACTGACACTGACCCGGGTTCTGCGCCAGCACCTGCCGACCATGTACACGTTGATTTTGATATTGCACACAAAGCATGTCTTGCTGAGATTGCAACACTATTTGAAAACATACAAGTAGACTTGCGGATTATTACAGACAGAGGCGATGACAGAGCTAAAGGCATGTATCAACGCGAAGCTGACACAGTTGCAAACAATCCAGCTAACATAGCAGCCGCAGCCAAAGCATATGTTGATTTAGAGCAGTCTGCAATACTTGGCATGGTTAATGCAGAAGTAGGCAATCCAACTAACTTAGGTAACACTACTCCGGCTAACTACAACGCAATTCGAAATAATACAACACTACCAGGTGGCTTTAGTGGCGGCGGTCCAGCTAACAGACAATCAGCAGGCTACGGTGGTAATGCTGGCGCATTTGTAGGTGAGGATGGTAATACTTACGAAGAACTTAACTTACCATTATCACAAATAGTAACAGCAGCAGGTTCTGCTGCTGGAGTTGTATCTTACGCAATAGCAGGTAAGCAACGTAACTTAACACTCCAATCTGAACTATACAATATACTAGAGTCAGCAGCAGCTACAGCCAAAGTTGATGTGTTAATCACATCAGGTGGACAAGTACCTGTATCCGAAGGTGGCATTAAAGGTGTCAATAGGATAGGCTCTAATAGACACGACAAAGGCTACGCAGCAGATGTACAAGTATTCACTGGACAAGGTCTTGATAAGAAACAACTAAAGGTTACTAATACAGCAGACCTTCCTATCATGCTTAAATTTTGTCAAGCAGCAGAAGCAGCAGGAGCAACATCAATTGGTATAGGTAACGGCTATATGAAAAACACAGGAATACATATAGACATTGCTTGGAAAGGTCAACAAGCAGGTGTTATTAGTGGAATTAGTCCGTGGAGATACTGGAGCGGTACAAAAGCAAGTCGCTTCACAGCTACAACATATATCAAAGATTTAATGACAACGGAGGCTAACGTATAATGCCAGAATCTACCGACACAGATTATTTACATTTAGACATGACTCCGGAATACAACCGGATTATTACAGCACTAACAGGTATACGAGACGATATTAGATTGCTGCAAAAATTACAATCAGATCCTGAGTCAGGCATAGCTACTAACCATGTACTAAACGACTTCCAAAGAGCATTACTTGCAGTAACTATGAGTTCGGCAGTAGGTAACACAGCTTCAGCAGTTGCAAATACAGTCATAAGTGGTAATGCTACTAACGGCGGTGGCACAGCAGCAGCAAGCGGCGAGAGCAATGCAGACCTAACAGCAGAAAGAACAACAATACTTGCTGCATTAGGCGCTACAGAAGATCCAGCAGACTTAAAAGTATTAATACGAGTAAGTGGACAATACTATTGGGAAGCAGCAGGAACACCTGGTCCAGATGATGGCTTGCGTGGACCAGCAAAAACAGTAGTACCATTTGCACTAGGCGAACAACTAGGCTTTGATAATGAATCAACTGGACTTATTGTTGCAGGTGCACCTCCAGGACCGCCAGATGGTATTCCAAATGCATCATCACCAAGAAAGCGTTGGCCGTTTGCAAGACCAGTAGGGCAAACTGCTTCACAAAATGCAAACCCATCTGCAAACTTAATTGATCCAGCTACTGGTAAAGTAATTGCGCAAACAGCAGCAAGTATTAAAACAGCAAATGCCGCAGCAGCAACGTCGGCACCAGCTACTGACTACGGAGCACAATAATGCCAGCAGTAACACATAGTAACAGTCCATTTGCGTCTAATGTATTTGTAAATGGAGGACCAACTCTAGGCGGAGCAATAGCATCTGCTTTAGGTATAGAAGATACAGTTGGAATATCGGATGCACAGGCAGATGCAATACTTGCAGGCCAAGCAGACTTATTAGCTATCGGTGAAGACCCAGAGACATACGAAGCACTTGAACAGTTCGGCGGTGGCACAGAAGATGGAACTAGTCCGATAACAGGAGAAACTGGAGCTATGGCAGCACCTGGCTCAGACGCAGCAATAGGAGCAGACGCCTTAGAAGATCAAGAGATTGAAAGTCCTACATCAGAATGGGTTATAGCCTTACCTGGCGTTAATACTAGAGTACGTCCTGAAGCTTGGGATATGATAGTTGCATTTGCAAAAAGCGTAGGTCGTCCAGTCACACTAAACAGCGCATACCGCTCACCTGAATACAATCGAAAGGTTGGCGGCGCAAAGAAAAGTATGCATACACAGCGCAAAGCTATGGATGTACAATGGGGGACAACTAGTGTTCAAGGACGAATGGATATGATTCAAAAGGCAGTCGATGCAGGATTTACTGGTATTGGATGCTATAACAATTTTATGCATGTTGACATTGGGACTAAGCGTCATTGGGGGCCAAACGGCAGCTATACCGGGCAATTTGCACAATATAAGCCTGTTTTAAAAGCTAACGGCTTTGCTAACGCCTAATTAATGGTTGACATTCTTATCTTTCTATGTTATTATATATACATAATATAAACTTAGGCAGGAATGAGGCAGTATGAGAACAGATTTAAACAAGGTAATACTAACAGATGCAGACGGAGTTTTGCTCAACTGGGAGTATGCTTTTACATGTTGGATGCAACAGCACGGGCACACACAAGTTGAAGGCGGCAATGTGATGTATAACATTGGCGAGCGATTTAACATTTCTAACAATCAGGGACACAAATTAATTAAGACTTTTAACGAAAGTGCAGCAATGGGATTCCTCCCAGCATTGCGTGACGCTATGTATTATGTTAAAAGGTTACACGAAGAGCATGGATATGTATTCCGTTGCATTACATCTTTATCTTTAGATGATAACGCAGGGCAACTTCGTTTGATGAACTTAGAAAAACTGTTTGGAAAAACAGCTTTCGAAGAGCTAGTTTGTTTAGATACAGGCGCAGACAAGGACGAAGCCTTGGCACCGTATAAAGATACAGGATTGTATTGGATCGAAGACAAGCTAGAAAACGCAGTAGTTGGACATAACTTAGGTTTGTCAGCAATACTGATTGAGCATGGATTTAACATGCACTACACACTTCCAAAAGGTATGACTAAGGTAGTTAACTGGAAGGAAATATATAATCATATTACAGGAGAAAATATATGAGCGAATTAACACAACACGAACAAATTGTACAAGCGTTTAACAACTATCTAGTTGAGCACGAAGCATGGGAATCAAAGTCTGTTAAAGCAGCAGCAACCCGCGCCCGTGGAGCACTTGGTGACTTAGGCAAGCTGACAAAAGGCCGCCGAGCAGAGATCCAAGAACGCAAAAATAATATGTGAGGTTATGTCATATGTGGGAATTTTGGTGTAAAGCCATAGGACAAAAAGCATATGACGATGATGACAGAGCAGACGCAGTAGCACTCATACGAACAGCTTGGGTGTTACTGCATGTTACAACATGCTCGATGATAATCGTTGGCAACGGAAGACTATTAGGATTTTGGTAAAGTGTCAAATAAGTCTTACAGGGCTCCTCAAAAGCCTAAACAATATCAACCGCGTATCGAACGAGAGAAATCTTTCAAGATACGCAACCCAACTAGTAAAAAATTAAAACCAAAACATATAAAGGAGTTTTACGATAATGAATCCATCTCCACGTGAAGAAGATAACGAAGCTAAAAAAGCTATGGAAGAGTTCCTAGCCAAAGGCGGCGTCATAGAACAGATCCCCTACGGTAAGCGTAGCGAAAATCTAGAAACAACTGGAGGCTTTTACGGACGCAAGAAGAAGCCAAAGCAAGAAGAACCCAAAACTGACTAATGTTAGCGCACCAACAGTAAGTAAGGTGTAAATACATTATGAAAGACTTCGCACACCAATCTGATAACTATACTAGAAACCTAAACTCGTACAGTAATTTTGTTCCTTGTGATTTTAAAGAAGCAAACTTTATGTTCTGGCAAGTTAAAGGACATCTCATTCCTAGAGAATACTCAAACGAGGAAGTTATAAGTATGTACGATAGCTACTTTAAACGTCTCTGGGGTAACAATGAATCAAGATCAAGTTGTGCTGATGACTTCACAAAAGCTTGGGAGAAAGAATATGGTCGGCAATAAACTACAAAAATTAAGTAACACAGATTTAGACTTTATGCTAAAGCTTGTACAAAAAGAGTTCTCGTTAGCAGTAGGCAAATCGACACAACAACGCGCTCACTCCTACGGTAATACACATATAGAATTAAAGATAGATTGCTTGCGCAGACTTATGGAAGCAATTAAAGGTCAGCAAATGCTTGACAAAACCCTAGCAGTAAAATGGTAACATATGAAATGTAAACTTGGCGACTATGCTCGTATTATTCATTCAGTTAATCCAGACAACATCGGAAGAGTTGTAAAGGTAGCTGAATACATTGGTAGATTTGAACAGAAGGAACAATTTGAATTTAGAGGCATGCCATGCGAATGCCCAGTAACAGATCACTTCTGGTGGATAGACGGAGACGACATTACGATACTGTTCGGCCCAAGCCCCAAAGCATACATTGCTGATACATGGTTGGAACCAATTCGCCCTGAAGCTAAGAAGACAAAGACAACAGCAGAAAAAGAACTTGACATGTATAGCTAACGCCTATTACGTTATAGGAACATTCGTTTAGACTTTCTCCTTTTTATGTGTTATTATATATTAAATAACAGTAAGAATATATATTATTGTATATAAGATCACAATATTATATGTTATTATATATAAAATGGAGAAAGTGTAATGGGTGCAAGAAACCACAAAGATTGGTTAGCAGAACCAACAGTTGAATACATAAGTAGCGAGTGCTACAGTAGTCATGAAATTTACAAACAAGAAATCAAAGAGATA